AACATCTCTTGTAGGTGCAAGAGCCAAAGAGATGACCTCGTTGCTTTTTGATTCGCTTCAACTCACGTTGGCGTAAAGTAACTCAACGATCCGAAGATCCATTCTGCCCATTTCCACGCATTCTGGCGTATCGCTATTTACCACAATCGTTTTCAGTTTACGATTAAAACTGTTTACAATCTCTTTTTCATGTATTATGAAACCAGTGCTTGATTCTATAAATCAACTTATAAGCGTGATTGCTGGCAGAGCCATTGCTCAACAAACCGTGCATCTTAAAACTAAGCCTGCCAAAAGATGCAGCGAAGCAATCAGAATCGCAAGTGAAGTTGAAATGAAACAAGGGCTAGAAGATCTTAATGAAATGAATGATGATAGAAAATACAAACAAGTTCAAAGAAAACTAGAATCCCTCTCATCCATTCAGAGATTAGCTTTATTTTACGAAAAACATCAAAATGACTAAACAAAAGCAATTTTACAAAAACCCATATATTGGCATGATTTATACCGATGGTAAAAGAACCTTTGAGTTTATGAATAATCCTTTTTATGGAGTTGTTGATGGATGCAAACCACAACCGTCATGGGTTGAGATTACTTTGGAATTAAAATGAAAAAGAAAGAGCATTCTTTAGTTAAACTTAAAAAACTAAAAGATATCAGACGTAAAGATTTAGAAAGAAACTTTTTAGATATTCAACTTAAAGGTCAAGATCATTATGTTTTTATCAAAGAAAATGGCAAAGCTCAAGTTGTTTATGAAGAGGGCCGGTGGGTTAAAGAGCATATAAAAACTGCGGTTTTAAAATTTAATTATGAAGTTGATAAAACAAACAATATGTTAATAAGAGACTTTGAAGATAAATATCTCAAGGAATATGAGAAAAGTTTAGAATAATTTAAAACGCTTTTTTCTTCTTGGTTTTACAAATTCAAGATCAATAAAGTGATTTAGGAGAGAAGATAAAAACATATCTTGTTTTAATTTATATCTGACCAAATGAGTGCAATATCGTTTTATACTATCAATGTCATCAGACTCCATTATTTGTCTGCACTGAAGCTCAACTTCTAGTTCTATTTCTGGTGGAGCTTTTTCAATATCTATATTTAGAAATTTTTTTATCATTTTTCTGGAAAGAGCTTCTCTTCTATCATTTTGACGATGGCATCATCAACGTCATTGTCACTTTTCTCGGCAGCGGACTTAAGCATAAGAAGTAATCCTTTTCTAATAGATTCAGATTTGCCGAACCTTATGAATAAATTAATTAGAAACTTTGACATAAATTTTTGTTTTCTTTTCCTAACATAGCTAAGTTGGTAATATAAAACAAGAAAGGCAATCCGTATGGAAGAAGAAAAACAAGAAAAAGAAGGCTTTGATTGGGGTGATCTCTTTGGCCACGGTGTCAGGTTTCTGATTTTGACTTGGAGTTTATCAATGATGACTTTGGGATATATGGGCAAGGTAAGAATTGATGGAGCCTTCACTGCTGGACTAGTCAGTGGAGTGCTCGGCAGCTATGGAATCTCTGTCGGACAGAAGAAAGGTGGCAATAATAACAATAATGGTCCTAAGATAGTGGATAATAGTAAAAACAAAGTCGGTATTAAATGAAAAAGCTCTTATTATTTGCCGCCCTCTGTATTCCAACTGCTGCCTATTGTGATATTCAGAGTTCAATCACATCAAGCGTCAAACTGGAAAGTTTATCGGCTGCCAGTACAGCAGACAAATTAGGATCTAGCTACAGCATAAGTGGAACAAATATAACGACAGTAGATTCTAATAGTAACTCAACTGTAGGTGGCTTTGGATCTGTGACCTCTGGGGTTCCAGCAGTAACTATGCCAACTGCATCAATAACCAACGCGGGAGAAACATTTAGTTTTAGTCAGGCCTACTTGGAAGGCGATGCTACTCCAACAGCAGCAATAACTTCACTTGGTACCGTGCAAAACTTTAGTGATTTGACCTCAACTGCGGCTGGAAGTGTAGGAACAGCAGCCGTAACATTAGACCATCACACAATGACCCTGACAGGTGGAACAGGAACTGGAATAGTACTCACAGGACAATTTGTAACTGATTTAACTATTGATTAATGTGGAGGACACTTCCGTTTGTTTTTCTTATATCTAGCCCTGTCTATGCGGTGCCTGTGGTGCCAAATTTTTCTCAAGGCTCAAGTACTTCTCGAACAGAAACATTTACAAATATCACAGAAAATATCAAAACAACAGAATATGGTGGATTTCAATATAGTGTCTCAGGTTCTGGGATCCAGATGGACGGTAATTCAATTTCACCTCCTGTCACTACCACTAATCAAAACATAAACGGAACGACTTATACTTGGACAGATTTAGACTTAAAACAAAAACCAAATTGGTCATTAACAGATCAAGGTGCTTTTCAATTTGTAGAAACATATACTCCAAGTGGGGTTCAGTCAATAACAGATATAACAAGAACAATTCAATCAGAAAGCGTTACAGATACAACTACAATATTCTCCCAATAATAGGATTATTGTTTGGGAGTCCAGTATTTGCTAATACCTCAAACACTGCGGCTCCCCAAGCCAGTGCTAGTGGGTCGGTTTCAAATTTCGCAACGCAAGTTTTGGGTGGCCCAATGGTCGAAAATAGCTATGGAAATGGAATAGTTTGTTCTGGCCCTCAAATGTCAATAAGTCCTTTTGCATATTCAAATCTAAATATAAAACGCCCTATGGATTACACCTATGAAACTCCCTACTATAATCAGGCCGTTGATGATGATGGCAACCTCACAAATGCGGGTGAAATTCTTTTTTATCAAGAAAACTATAGTGGCAATAAAGATTCTTTAGGTTTGAATGTTGGTGTAGCTTTGACGTTTAATATTCCATTAGATAGAAGATTTCAAGATGCTTGCTTAAAAAGTGCAACAACACAAGAAAAAATACAAAGACAAATATTATCTAAGGAAAGATTAAATTATGAACTAGCAAGGCTTAAAAATTGCGGGGAGTTAAAACTTGCTGGAATCGAATATGCTAAAAATAGTATTTACTACAAATTATGTGAGGATGTAATAGTTAGTCCAAAGAAAGGTCAAGTATTACCGCATACTCATAAGTTAAGGCAGTAGGTAAGCTCGGTTAGCACTTACCTACCTAGACGCCCTATCCATTGCCTGATCGAATAGGGTTTTTTTATTCTACATTATCTTTTTTTTGCTTTGTAAGTTTTTTCTTTATATTTTTAAATATTTCAGATATTACCTTTTTTATCAGAGGAGCCAAAAGTGCAGACCCACCAGCAACCACACCCAACACAGTAGTTGAAATAAGCCCTTCAGGAGTTCCAATAAAACTCTCTCTGAATGGTACTTCTTGCCAATTCTCGACACACTCAAAAACTCCATTTATTTCTATTCTTTCGTAAAAATCAAATCTTTGAATCCTTTTGTCATTTCTGTAATCACCTTTCATAAATTGTGGTTTTTCAGGTGGACAGGGTTCAAATTTTATTTTTTCTTTTTTTGTTTGTGGAATTTCTGGTTGTTTTGGTTGTATTTCTTTTGATTCTTGACTCTGTGGAGCTAGAGGGGCTGTGTAAATAAAATTGTTAGGATTATATTCCAATGGTTCAAAACTAGGTATATCAAACGTCCCACAGGCTTGATATGTACCTTTTTCATCTTCTCCTATAAGGCTAGGTAAATTATTTCTATGAGCATCAACACAGGCTGGTATATCTACGACAGGTTTAAGGATGACATCTAATGTAGGTCTATAAACTTCCCATTTGCGTATTTTTGGAATGTTAATTTCTTTTATTTGTATTAGTGGTATGTCAATCTTCGGTATTTCCATCTTCAATATTACCTATAGAAATAGACCAATTATCGTCCCCAAACTTTCCAACTTCTTTTATTTTAGGTTTTTTGATTTTTTTGTCCAATTCTCGATGATATTTTTTTATGTCATTATCTAGTTCAAAATTAAATCTTTTCATACGCAGCCAATGTAAAAATTTATCAACATAATATTTTATTAACTTCTTAAAAAATCCAAAAATCATTAATTTTTAGGTTTAATAAATTCTGGTATTGTTGGCCCTGTCATATCAGGTAAAGCATTGTCTAATACTTTAGGCATCATTCCAGATACGTTATCAAGGATCTCATTCATAACTCTTGCCTTGAATTGTTCGCTGGTGATAAATCTGAAAGCATAGTATGAACCGCCTAACATTGACACACTAAGCAAAAGCGACAACAATGAAGCTATCTGACAAATACGAGTAAAAATCATGTTTCGTGCAGCCTTAATTAGAGCAATGGTACCTATAACAATTTTAACATTTTCAATTGTGTGTGCATTAGCACCTCTATATGTGACTATGGGTATTGTTTCAAGACAAATGCAAAAGGTAGATTAATTACCAAGGTACACCAGAAGTTTTAGTTGGTGTTTTAGATTCTGATATCTGTCCAGCAATACTTGTTTCTATTCTCGTTACTTCATTAGAACCTAGTGCAGCTTTAGCCCATGCAATCGCATTATCTTTTGTTATATCTTTATATGCAGTAAAAGATGAACTATTGGCTTCAGCAAGTCCTACACAACCACATAGAAAACCGTTGTGAACTTCAGCAGAATCGCCACTACCTACAGTTTCAGAATCTTGAGCAGTCCAATGTACAACAGTTACGACATCAGATAATGAACCTATAGTTTTTTGTGCATCCAAAGCAACAACATTCCAAGTAATAGCCATAATAAATACTTTTAATTAATTAGATTCTACAGTCTGTGCTGTTGTAACGCCATCTGTATTAGAAAGCACCTTTATTGCACCCTGATCTTCAATTATTGGTTGTACAAGACTTTGTGCTTCATTTCTTAGCATTTGTATTTCTTGTACTATTTTTATTGCTTCCTGATTTTCTTTTTCTTTTTGTGCAATTTCTTGATTCAATAATTCTGCTTTTTTTAAATTATTATCAAGACGTAATTTTGTTTCGTCATACTGCTGTTGTGGTGTTGCCATAATTTTTATCTAAGTTGTCCAATTATACTAAGCTGCTTTTAAGGCTGCAACTTTAGCTTCAAGTTCTTGAACTGCTTTTACAAGCAAAGGAATAATTAATTTTTCATTTACTCTTAAAGCGTCATTAATTGTTTGTCCTTTAACTGTAACAGAACCATTACCAAATTCTTGTATTAAATTACTATCTACAGTTTCAACCTCTTGTGCAATAAAACCATACAATGTCTGTTTCTCTTCATCACAAAAGCCATCAATCCAATTAAAAGAAACAGGTCTTAAAGATTTTATAGCAGATAAACCTTTATCTAAATCAACTACATTTTTTTTAAGTCTTAAATCTGATGCGTTGTAAATGTTAGTTCCTGTTGGTGCGCCTATATTACCAGACCCATCTATTGCAAGTCTTGAATTAGCATCTGTTGAGAAAAACATAGTATTACTACTATGTGCGTATTGAATAACCCCTGCCGAATCACTTCCAGTATCAGCAAATCTTAGATTACCAGCGACTGCACTTCCTATTGTTATTCCTCTTTGCGAACTTGAATCAGTATTTCCTATTTTTAAATCGTCAGCATTTGTAGATGCACCAGCAGCGGTGGTAGTTGCGATAAGAAGCCTACCAGACGAGTCAATTGTTATATAAGTTGAGCCACCATTTTCGCTTCTTATAGCATAACCATTACTTTGTAATATTAGGTCATGGTTTGCAGCAACAATTCTAGATGAGGAGCCATCATGGTAAAGCCTAAAATCATTTCCAGTACCTATAGTAATTGAGTTGTCATTATTGCCTCCGTCTGGAATATGAATACCTGTGCTTACATTCAAAAATCCTGAAATTTTAGCAGCGCCATTAACTTCAAGTTGTTTTGTTGGTGCTGTAGTATTGATCCCAATTAGCCCTGAAGAATCTATGGTTAAACGTATATCACCATCTGTTATAAGTTGCATTTTATCGCCATTATGGTCATATCTGAGACCACCTCTAAAACTGGTATTTGCAGCGTCTTGAAAAGCAATATTACCTTGATGACTTGTTCCACTTCTAATCGTCATTCCAGCATGAGTAGATGCTTCTGTTATTACTAAATTATCTGCAATAGTATTAAAAGAAGATGGAGAAGTTTCATTTATACCTACTCGCCCAGAGGGATCAACTTGTACTCTAGCTTGTCCAGAAGTTGCAATATCAAAAGTATTATCAGCACTAAAAAACACTCCTGTGTCCAAATCTCCTCTGTTAGCTAGTGCGGGATTGGCCGCACTACCATCTTCAAGAGTTATGGTTCCATCAAGTTGTAAAAGTTCTATCCATGCGTTATTTGCTGAGTTTCTTATTTTTAAAACATTATTGGAAGTATCAGCCCACCATTGATAGGCATAAGTAGTAGCTGGACTTGATGAATTTGAATTATTACTTACAATCGCTGCTAATGCATTATTAATATCTGCCCTGACGTTAGCTCCTGTCGAGTTATCAATTATGTAGTCATGTGTTGCCATTGCCTAAACCTTTTTTTATAAGTATATCCTACTTTAAAATTAACTACCACGCCCGAACCCTGTTGCAGAATATTTAAAATTTCTATCTACAAAACTAGATCCATTTTTTATTTCTATTACAAAAGCTGTTGAACTTATGCTTGTTATTGCAAAAAAGTCTCCTGATTGTGCATTTTCGATTGTAATTCCTATAGATGGCTTTAAAGAATTTGCTGGAATACTTGTATTTGCTTGACCTGTAAAAAATGCGTCTGTAAAAGTCACTGTTTTTGCAGAAGTGCCAGATGCAATAAGTCCATTTGTAGCACCCGAATTTGTAAGACTTGTTTCTGTTCTACTGAATAATTCTGCTGTATAACCAAGTTGGTCAATTTCTATTGACTGTGCTGGGTCATTACTTGTCATATTTAATTTAAATTTAAATCCTCTTGCTGTATATGTAGAATTTACAAAAGGTATGAATTTTGTAAACTCTGCACTATATGTGCAGTTTCCACTTGTTGTTTGACTTGCTGAAGC